TTAAAGCCTCTAAAATCTGTACTAGACTCGCCGTTACCGGCTGTTATAACAACAGTTACATCTTCTTTCCAACTTTGAACGTCGGAGTTGGAAGTGTTTGTAACATACTGCCCTATAGAACCTGAGAGTATTCTTTTTTCAAGAGTAAATTGAGAGGGATACATAGAGGTAGCTGCATTAGTTACGCTCAACGCATTATTGACAGTCTCATAAGGTATCCACTTTACTTCGTTTTGAAGCTCTATAGAACACTTATAAAGGCCAGAAGAAAGATTATCGCCGTCTATAGAGACTACTAACTCTTTTGTTATCTGGTAATCTCTGGTGCCTCGTGAAGGCAGTGAGATCCCACCCAAAAGAGTAGTTCCTCTAGTCAGCTTTGATGCTTCGCCTGATAGTGTCAACTTAAGATTCTGTAATTTCTCAATTATGAATGTCCCATTAGTTATAACACAAGTTTCAAGCTTATACACATCATTCGGTAGCTTTATGTATAAAGTAAAGGTATTTAAAGTATAAGTACCTGTTTTGTAATCTACCAAAAGATTAAACACAACATCTAAAGCACTTTGTGTTATCATTGGTATAGTCATTTCAAAATTTGCAGCATTAGCTTTTTTAATATTAGATGCTTCATGCATCTTATGCTGCTCATGCAAAGTTTTTTGAGGATAAGTCTCATCCGTAAAAGTTTGGCTAAAACTTAGGTCGGGGCCAACGTCTAGTCTATGGTAAGTTGAACCGTCATAAAGGTAGACCTCCGCTTCTTTGTTAAAATTAAAATTAGCCATAATTCTCCGGATAAAAAAAGGGGCTCGAAAAAGAGCCCCTTCTAACTTTTTCTACTTCATAGTATAGTCCAAAAGACCTCCTATGTCAAGAAATATTTTTACGCACCTACGTACTTGATTGCCAATTCGTCTGTGGAGTCAATGTCCGTGCCCAAGGCATGGAAAGTAACTTCTAGAGAAATAACATCATCAATAGAGTGGGTAGGTACTTCTAAGTGACATGAAGGCATATCAAACTCTAATCTAGGTGCTGCGCTTCCGCCAATTTTGAAGTTAAGATCAAAATCATTAGTAACAGTGCTTGTTCCGCCTATAAGGTTCTCAAACAGATCCATGCTGGAATCAGTAGCATTGCTTAAGTAGCAAGTAAAGCTGCCTGAAATACTACGGGCACCTGTTACATGATCCAACGGAGTATTAACCACACCAAGAGTTTCTGGCGTTAGGAAAGTCATGTTGTTCGAAATAGTAATGCTTCCGCCTGTTAGTGTAAGAGCATAAGCAGATACACTAGTTGGGCTTGAAGAGGATGCTACAAGCTCAGTTAAACGGTTGCGGATAAAGTTACTGGTGCTTCCAATTGCTTCATAAATAGTACGAGTAGGGGCGGTAGCTTGTTCTGTGATTATAGTTCCCATACCAGACCAGTTAATAGTAGTGATACCATCAATATCAAAGTCAATACCTGCTTCGTTTACACAACAGTTTGCAATCTTATAAGTAATTGCGGACTCACCTGTAGTACCGCCAAGTGTAAAGTAAATATTTGCTTTACCAAGACTTGTTTTATTTGAGTTTGCAAAACTGATGTCTAGGTCATCTGTACCAAGAGTGAAGCCTTCGAAAGCTGACCCAGTTTGAATAGCACTACCTACAGTCATAGCCCATAAAGCCTCTTCTACTGCGTGGTGGTTTGCTGCATCATCGGCTGCGCCAGTGCCTGTTCCTGCTGATATAAAAGGTCGTGCATAAGTAGAAAAGCTCCACTCTGCTGGTGCAAGAGAGTCGTTGAACATCTTGCGACCGCGTCGGCTGACATTACTGCCTGCTGACATTTCGTTTAAAGTTACTTCTGAACTGTTAGTTGCTTGTGAGAAAGAAAAGCCGTCAAGTACTGGAATTTCCCATACTCCTGCTTCTGTCCCGTCTGCAGCTAGGGGTGCGACAAAAACTTTACTGTCGCGGCTGAAAAACATGTTATCTGCCATAGTATATCTCCTATGTTATCTTGAAAAGGCTAGGGCGTGAACTTTTGTTCGTGCCTGCATTTTCTAATATCGAACCTCTATAAGCATCTCTCCGACACCTAAGGGCTCTAGCACACCTTCGTCAGTATCAATACTAACGATTGTGATTTGTTGTGTATATTGGGGCGTATTAGTACGATCCAAATACTCTAATCGAGAGTTGTCTTCCAATACTGTTTCGACATCTTCCATCAATTCATCTAATGCCGCTACTGAATCTTCTGCCTGCACGTAGCATCTTATTGTAACTGAAAGAAATCTGTCTTTGTATCCGCCAGCTTGATACTCTCGTGTCTCAGAGCCGGCATTTAGGTGAACTGCAGGAAACTCCTCCACTTCATCCCAAAATTTAAGTCTAGGGGAGACGTTTTCATTTAGGTCGGTTAAGTAAAAACCTGCTCCGTTTATATCTTTGAGCTTATCAACGATAGCATTAACAATGCCTAACCGTCTTGTTGTATATGCTCTACTCATTATAGTCTCCTAGTGTATAATCTTCCAATGGCGAACTCTACAGCGATCTCCCTAATGGAGCGGCTAATTAACGCACGAGGATCTCGTTCAGGGCTCCCTTGTGCAAACCCTGGCTCAAATGTTTGATAGGGGTTTTTTTGATACGTATAACCAAAACTAGGAAAGCCTTGTCTTGTTTTTACAGCATCTACTACTTTAACGCTTTCTGCAAATCTGCCTGTTCGGTTGTTAAGAGCTGGAGTTTGCATATTTGCTTTTATAGTCTTAGGTAGCTCTTTATTTATCATCATCATCATCTGTAAAGGGCGGGCTGCTGCTGAGTTTGTTGCTCTTCTCTTTGCTTTTCGAGTTCTCAAGGTTATAGCACTTATCGCTACTTTGCTACCTGTCTTAGACCCTTTACCTTTGCTTTTAGTTTTAGTGCTCATCTTAACTGATTTAGCACTAACCTTTACATTCTTTTTTCCTTTAAACTTATCAGTAACTAAAGCTCTCGTCTTGTCTTTCAACGAAGGCGAGCCTTTCATATCTAACATATCAGGAGTTAGTTCGCTAATAAACTTCCTGTAAACAGATTTTACAGCTTTTTCTTGTTTGGAGTCCTTAATATTACCGGAACCTATTTGAAAAGCAATTACTGAAACATAGTTTGCATTGAGCTTACCTTTCTTTGTTACTATATTATGCCCGTCTGTGACAAGTCTCTTTATCTGCTGAAGAGCAAAGTCGTCCTCTCCTAGCTTTCCTTCTTTAAAAGCGCCTTCCAGATTATATAGAAGTAGCTTTTTTGTGGCATCGTCTAGTGCCGAGACGGAAGTGGCTATCTGGACTTGAGAGACTGCGTTACCTCTTGATCCGTGCCCTTTATGCAAGTTCTGTGATATATCTGCTCTGTCGCTTTCTTGTATCGCTCCTGATCTTACTAAGGTTTTTAACATTGTATTTTTAATAGTAGTTATAGATCTAGAGAAACTACTAACTATAAACATATCTTTATCTAGCGTGTAAGGAAGCCTCAGCAGGGGCTCTTTAGCTCGGATTGCATTGTATCTTCTAGTGTTGCGTCTCTTAAAGTTCTCTTGCAACTTTCTTGCGTGTGCCTGAGCCTCTTTAAGTGCTAGAGCCAGGCCTCCTTTGCTAGGTACACTTCCTGTAGATACTTGTATAACTTTTTTCAGCTCTTCGGTATCTGCAAGTATTAATAACTGCCCTTTCTGTCTAGATACAGCTTTACGAGCCTCTGCATCTAGTTTTTTTAACAAAGGGTTCGTAAACGCCTTGTCGAAGTTTTTATTAGCCATTAAAAGTTCTTATACAGATCCAAGACTCTTTTAATATGGTCTGGGAACGCTACGTTATCTCGTTGACTTGAAGAGGAGCTGTTTTGAATACTAGCTCCCTGCATAGTTTGACGCGCTTTATGCTCGTCTTTTATATAGTATGTAATTAGGTCAATAACTGCGAGTTGTAGATCAGCAGGACACTCTTCATATCCTGCGTTATATGTAATTTTTACAGAAGCAGGTCCGGTAGGCCACGATTTGCCAACACCGCCTGTGTTAACACGATAGATACTATCAGTAGAACTATCTGCGTAGTATTCGGTAGTAGGTACACTAATGTAGCTGGCTCCAAAACTTTCTCTTTCTTCTACAGATACTATTGATACTATAGGGCTTTCTGTTAGTTGAACTAGGTTTGTTCCCCAGCTGATATTAAACTCTTGTACTTTATTCGTAGAATAGTGGTCTACTATGCTGTTGCCACAGTAAGTTTTTACTAATGCGCTCACGGCAACAATTAAAGAACTGATCCGAGAATCTTCTTTTGTACTTTGGATACTCTCCGAAGTTTTATAGTCTTCAAGTGTAATCAAGTTTGCCATTTATAAGTCCATTAGTAAAAACTTAGGGGAGCGGACCCCCCTTCGTTTCTAATCTTTTGTAGATTAAGAGTCAGTACGAATCAACTTAACAACCGATACATCGGTAGTGCCGTTGTTAGCACGCAACTGGTTGAAGCCGAGTGACTGGCTAGCAACAATTACGTTACGCTGGTTCATTACTTCGTAATCCTGCTCTACAGATACACCGCGGAGACGTGGGATGACGTGGTTACGAACGTTAACACAGTAGCCTACAGAAGCAGTGTCGGCTTCAGTTTCGAGCTGGTCAGATACAACAACTGGAGTGCCATAGATAGCGCCGACCATGCCGGTGATCTTAGTAGCAATATCAGAACCTACGTCAGTGATGTCAGCAAAAGCTGGATCAGCAAGCAGATCATAATAACGAGCCTGAGATACGACATAAACGAGGTCAGAAGGCATCATGCCATACTTACCCATCAACTTACGACCAGCAAGGAACTCAGCAGCAGTAACTGCAACATCAGCACTAGCAGTAGAGTTAAGAACAGCAACGCTGTTAGTACCAGCAAGAGCTTCCAAGCCGTTAAAGCCTTCATTACCGCCAGAAGTACCATTGATGATTGCGTTGTCTACAGCACGAGCGTGAGCACGAGCAACAGAATCAATCAGCATAGGCATCAAGTTTACAAGTACTTCTTCATCGATATTATTATCCATGAAAGTAGTAGAAACAAGACGGTTAGCTTTCAGAATTACCTGAGAAGCATTGTACTGGTTGCCCGTAACCTGTGGGTTGTTAGTCAAGTTACCAGCGGCAGCAGTATTAGAGCCCCAAGTAGCTGGGAGTGCGTCAGTCTGAATTGGCAATACTTGAGTTTGCGAGTTAATAGTAATCTCACGGAAAGCTTGAGCCAGTTTCAGTTCAAGCATGATTTCTTTCTCGATTTGAGTAGAAACGCCTTGAGCAATATCACCCGCACTAGCTGCGTAGTTTACGCCAGCTTTTTCGAACAAGTCCTGAGAATACTTAGTATCCCAGCCTTTGCCAGTCATTACGCCTAGCATGTGGCCAGTCATAAACTCTTTAGCAAACTTAGAAATGTCGCCAGCGCCAGAACGGTCGCCGAAGCTTTTCTTGCTGTTTTGCATAGCAGTGATTTCAGCTGATTTCTCTTCGAGGTCTTTGCCGTACTTAGCCATAACTTCGTCGAACTTAGCATCTTTCTCGTTAAGTTGCTTCTGTACGTCAGCCATAAGAGCCTCTACGCCAGTTTGTACGCCAGTCTTGACGCGGATGTTTTCGGCTTCGAGGGCGGTTGCTTTTGATACTTCAGCTTCAGCTACTGCTTTGGCTTCAGCTACGTCAGCTGCTTTTTGCTCGGCTTGCTTCATTGCGATTTTAGCGGCTGTATCTTCAGCTACTTTCTTTGCAAAAGCTTCCAAGTCGATGTTTTGATTGTCCATTTTGATCTCCTGATCTGCGGAAATAAGTTCCGCGCTTTTCGGTGTGTGGTCACTAGCTATATTTGAAGAAGTATCTTCGTCCTTAGCCAGAGACTGACCGGCTAGATCTACACGATTAGTGAAAGTTTTTTTGAAGGCTTCGTACTCAGCATCTGAGTCAAAAGACTTCGCGAGCGAAAAAGTAGCTGCTTGATTGCAAGGTACGGAAACAACCGATACCTCAAATAACTCAGCGTCCTTAATCATTAGTCCATCGGTTTCTTTAATGTAATCAGCATCCTTGACTCTGAAACCGACAGAAAAGGCTCCAAGAACACCGTCTTTAACAAGTTCAGCTACATTGCCTGGGGCACTTTTGCTGATCTTACATTCTAACTCTAGGCCATTAGGTCCGGCTTTTACGCCAGTGGCTCTACCAATAGGTCTATCATAATCATGATTAAATAGAATAATTGGATTTTTTTCAAAGTTCTTTAGTCCACCTTTCTGCCAAGCTTCTGCTGAAATAGTATCACCCGCGCGATCAAAATCAGCTGTACTTGCAAACCCTCGAATCATTACAGAACCATCGTCCTGTTCCTGGGTCTTAAAAGTAGACGTAAGATTAAAGATTTTATTCATACCTTAATCCTTTTTTACTGCTTGTTTAGGAGCAGGCTTGACCGCAGCTATGGGTGTAGGCTTTGGTGCTTTGGTTATAACAGGCTTTGGCTCGGGCTTTGGCTCGGGCTTTGGCGCTGATAGTTCAGGATAATTTATCCTAAGAGCATGGGTTAGGTACTTCCATGCTTTGAAACTTCTTTTAACAGTTATAACGCAACAGGCGTCTCGGCCTACAATTGCCATATATTCCTTCTGTTGAATACTGAGAGGTAGTTCAAACTCTTTAAAGTGCTTGGCTGCTTTCTCTAATACTGCTTGTCTTTGACGAACTGCCATTTATTCTTCTCCTTCTTGTGGTGGTCTTCCACCTTCATCTGGGTTAGCGGCGGAACCTGCAATATTTGCAGGAATCCGAATCTCTTGTGTACCGTCTATAGGCTCAAAGCCTAAACGCGCGCGCGCCTCTGCTGCAGTAATAATGCCACCATTTACTAGTGAAGTATAGTATGCAGACGAGTCACGTAACTCGGGCTGCAGAGCAGGGATGTTTGTAATATCTTCGCTTAGCTCGAAACCGAAATATCTTTCTAGCCCATAATTGAGTTTTCGAACTATAGGAAGTATAGTCTCAAGATAATATAATCGCATATTTGGGCGAATGTTGGCGTTGTTACCAGAGTCCATCAAGATTGGAGGGATTCCGAGCGCCTTTAAAATAATCTTTTCGTTCTCTAAGATTGCACTTTGAAAATCTAATTCTTTAAAATTAACATTCGAGATCTTATCTACTTCGATACCACCGTCAAGAATAAGAGGTCGTCGACCACCTGCGTCCGGACGGTAGCGTGCCTGCCAAGAAACCATCATTCGGTCTTTAATTTTCTCAGAAAGCGTGTTTGGTGATTTAAGTACAAGACCGGGAACTGCACCGTTCTTAAAGAAGTTATCTTGAAAGGCTCTCATGTGTTTCATAAGAACCATAGTACGGAGCGCCGGCTTTAAACGAGGAACACCGCGATAGATCGAGTGGAAAGAGTTCTCTTTAATATGAATGATTTCATCAGGGCGAAAGGTAACATCGAACATTGTAAACTTCTCGATGTAGGTATCTTTGTCGGCATGAATCCTTACATCAGTAGCCGGTAGATGATAGAGGTGTGCTCCATCAAAGTACATAAAGATGTTGCCATCAATAATAAAGTCAGTAATAAGATTACGCTTAAAACTATTGATGTCTTGATAAGGGTTAGGAGATTTGTTCAGAAGAGTCTCTACTTTGGAGGCTCTAACGCCGGTAACAACGCCTCGGAAAGCATTATCTTTAGACACTAGGGTATGAATCTCAGCAACGTCATCAACGATCATGTTTACGCCGCGGTTAACTACCTCTAAGTCTTCATAGGCTCTTTCGTAGCTAAACGTAGGCTCTCTTGACGACTCAATTCCTGCATTGCCGATATGTCTCTGGGCAGGGTTCATCTTCTCCTCATCAGCTTCTACGGTTTTCTTTTCAAAAGGATTATACCAAGCCATGTTTTTCTCTTTGTATCTCGACCCAGCGCATCTGTTTCTTTGCAGTCCCGAGCGCAGGATCTTTTCCGTAAATTGAGTGAAGCTT